AGCCGCATGAGCCTGCTCACCGGCGTCGACACCAGCCAACTGTACGCCGTCGAGCGCGCCCTGGAGCGCGGCCTGCAAGGCTGGCGCGTGCAAGAGCCGATGACACTGGAGGCCTGGGCGAGGACGAACTTTTACCTCTCTGCCGAATCCAGCTACGTCGAGCAAGCCTGGACGCCTTGGCCCTTCCAGCGCGCCGTCATGGCGGTGATCAGCAACGACGACGTCGCGGAAGTGACGCTCAAGAAGTCCGCGCGCGTGGGCTACACCAAGATGCTGCTCGCGGCGATCGGCTACAACGCCGAGCACCGCCGGCGCAACCAGTGCATCTGGCAGCCGACCGACGACGACGCCGAGGATTTCGTCAAGTCGGAGCTCGATCCGATGCTGCGCGACGTCTCGATCATGCGCACGGTGTTTCCTGCATACCTGCAGCGGCACAAGGACAACACGCTGCAGCAGAAGAAGTTCATCGGCTCCATCCTGCGCGTCAAGGGCGGCAAGGCCGCGAAGAACTACCGCCGCATCTCGATCGATGTCGGCTACCTTGACGAGCTCGACGCGTTCGACAGTGACATCGAGAAGGAGGGCGCGCCCGATTCGCTCGCGGCCAAGCGCCTGGAGGGCGCGACGTTCCCGAAGCTGGTCGCCGGCAGCACGCCCAAGCTCAAGGGCTTCAGCCTGGTCGATACGCGGCACACGCTCGCGGACGAGCGCTTCACTTTCCAGGTCGAATGCCCGCAGTGCGCGCAGCACCATGCGTTGACCTGGGGAGGAAAGGACGAACCACATGGATTGAAGTTCGAGCGCGACGGCACCGGCAACGTGCTCTCGGTGTTCCACCTGTGCCCACAGTGCGCCTACCCGCTGAAGCAATCCGAGTTCCTTGCCGTGGCCGAGCACGGCGTCTGGGTCAACGAACGCGGCGACCTGCATCTGCTCGACGACGGGCGCTTCGTAACACCCGCGGGGGATCCGCAGTCGGCGCAGCGCCACATTGCGCTGCATGTCTGGACCGCCTACAGCCCAGCGGTGTCGTGGGCCTCGATCGTGCGCGATTTCCTCGAGGCGTACGCCAAGCAGCAGGAAGGCGACGACACCAAGATGAAGGCGTGGAAGAACACCACGCTGGGCGAAGCCTGGGAAGGCGAGATCGAACGCACCGACGCGGAAGAGCTGCGCGCCCGCGCCGAGCCTTTCCCGTTGAAGCACATGCCGCGTGGCTGCCTGCTGTTGCTGTGCGCCATCGATACGCAGGACAACCGTCTCGAAGCGGCAGTGTGGGGCTATGGCCGCGGCGGCGAGATGTGGACCCTCGACCACCGCGTGTTCTTCGGCAATCCGGCGCTGATGGAGGTCTGGGACGAAGCCGAGGCCTTCCTGCGCACGCAGGAATACAGTCATGCCTGTGGCCGCCCGCAGCGGATCTTCGCGACGGCCATCGACTCTGGCGGCCACCACGCCGACGCCGTCTATGCGTTCGCGCACAAGCTGAAAGGCTTGCGCGTCCATGCGGTGAAGGGCGTCGCCCAGGGCGAGCGCTCGATCGAGAACGGCAACGTCCGCGTGGGGTATCGCTGGAATGGCAAGATCGAAAAGCATGGCCCAGTGCTGTGGCACGTCGGTACCAACCTGGCGAAGGATCGTTTCCAGGCTCGGTTGGAAGTCACCGTACCCGGGCCGGGCTATGTGCACCTGTCCGCGGACCTGTCGCCAGAGTGGTTCAAGCAACTCGCCGGCGAGGTGCGCGCGACGCAACACATGCGCGGCGGAACGCAATCGCGCTGGGCTCCGATCCGCAAGCGCATCGAGGTGAAGGACTGCGTCACCTACAGCATCTGGCTGGAAGAACGCCTGGATCTGTGGTCGCCGGGCAAGGCGAAGTGGTGGGATCGGTTGGAAGCGCAGGTACAGCCCGACGACCTGTTCACGCCGGCGAACCTGCCGAACCCGGATTCCCGTGAAACACCCGCCACCACCGCCGGCCAGCCCGGGGGGGTGGACTCCCGTGGAACCCCTCAGCCTGCACCGGCACCAGCTCGCCCCAGCCTCCGGAGGAAGTGGTGAGCCGGCATACGCAGAAGCGCAAGGTCCTCGTGGATCAGCTGGTGGATGAGCTATCGATCGGGGCCGCCATGCGACTGAAATGCGACAGCGATGACATCCACTCGGTCGTTCGGGCCGTGGTCGACTACCTGCGAGAGGAATATCCCGCCCAGGAACTGTATATCCCATCAGGCACGCAGTACCCGGTCGAGGCGCTGCGCGCGGATTTGGCGGCGGGCAAGTCCGTGCGCGCCATCTGCAAACATCATCGCATCGACCGCCGAACCCTCTATAGGGTGATCGGCGAATAGCAGGACGGGGTGCGGGAGTTTCCCCTAAAACTCCCGCACTTGTTTCTCCACGATGCGTTTCATGCGCATCAAACGCCACCAGCGAGCGTCCTGAGATGGCCTATTCACAGGGCGATCTGGACGCCATCGACCGCGCCATCACCGGATCCACGCTGGAGGTGCAGTACGCGGACCGCCGCGTGCGTTACCGCACGATGGATGAGCTGATCCTGGCGCGCAAGCACGTGGCTGCGCAGATCAGTGCGGCCAGCGGCGCCAGCACAGGCGGCGGTCGCAAGTTCACGTTCTCGACGCTGCGGGAAGGTTGCTGATGGCCGAGCGCCCATCCGTGCTCGACCGCGTCATCGGCTGGTTCTCGCCTGAGGCGGGTCTGCGCCGCCGTCGTTCCCGGCAAATGTTGGCGCGGGCCTACGAAGGGGCCATGCGCACAGATGGCTGGAACGTGCGGCGCTCCGGTGCGAGCGCGAACGCGGACCATGCCGCCGATGCGCGCGAGTTGCGTGTCCGCGCCCGTGCCCTGGTTCAGAACGTGCCGTACATCGCACGCGGGCTGCAGGCCAAGGTCAGCGCCGCTATCGGCACCGGCATCGAGCCGCTGTGGTCGGGAGCGGGCGCGGACACGCTCAATGCGTTGTGGGCGAAATGGGCCGGCCAAGCCGACGCCGACGCGATCTTCGACATCTACGGCCTTCAGGCCGCGGCCTATCGCGCGATGGAACAGGACGGCGAAGTGCTGATCCGCCGCCGGCGCCGGCTCACGAAAGACGGGTTGCCGGTTCCGCTGCAGTTGCAGTTGCTGGAAATCGACTGGCTGGACAGCAACAAGAACAGCACCTCGAAGACCTCGAACACCATCATCAATGGCATCGAGTACGACGTGCTGGGCAAACCCGCCGGGTATTGGCTGTTCGAGCAGCACCCCGGGGATGCACGCGGATGGCTCGGCCGCCTCGGCACCAGCAAGCGCGTCGACGCGGCGGACATCATCCATCTGTTCGCGCCCACCCGCCCCGGCCAAGGTCGCGGCGTCACCAGCCTGGCGCCGATCATTGCGCGCGTTCGCGACCTCATGGTGTACGAGGACGCGGAGTTGCAGCGCAAGAATCTGGAAACGCGGCTGGGCATCGTGATCTCCGGCGATTCGGAGAAAACAGACGCTGCCCTCGTCTTCGGGACTCCGACAAACCCTGACGACCCAAACAGCACCCGCACTTACGGCGATCGCGGCGCACTGCCGAGCGGAAGCGCCTGGGAACTGCCGCCCGGCTACAACATCACCACGGTCGAACCGAAACCCTCGGGCGACTACGTCGAATATTGCAAGCACAACCTGCATCTGATCGCAGCCGGCTGGGGTGTGCCATACGAGTCGATGACGGGCGACATGGTGGAGGTCAACTTCTCCAGCTCGCGCATCCGCCAGATCGATTTCCGCCGCGATACCGAACAGTTGCAGTGGCTGGTGCTGATACCGCGCATGTGCACGCGCATCGCAGCCTGGTTCGAAGAGGCCGCGACGCTGGTCACCAGCCTGCCGCGCGGCGAACGTTTGCTCGACCACAGCACCCCGCGCTGGGATTACGTCAATCCGCAGCAGGACGTGAATGCCGAAGTGTCCGCCATTGGCGCCGGCTTGCTGACGCCCTCAGAAGCCCTGCGTCGCCGTGGCTACAAGCCTGCGCAGGTCTTTGCCGAACTCGGCAAGGATTTCGTCGCGCTGCAGGCGAGTGGTGCGCTCGACCTGATGCGTTTCCTCGCCGCGAAAGGCAACACGGTC